TTGTAAATTAAGGGATATATCATTTCTGTTTGGAGAGTTGGCCGAGAGGCTGAAGGCGCTCCCCTGCTAAGGGAGTATGGGTTTTATCGCCCATCGAGGGTTCGAATCCCTCACTCTCCGCCACATAAATCATTGGTTTTAATAGTAAAAATCAATATCTCAAAATAAAAATGGCGATAATTGGCGGTTGTTAGGTGTCAATAATCGTCCAGTCATTTCAATAATTGCCATTCCCAGTCTTCGTTTTAATACTGTCGACAATTAGTAACTGCGCCGCATCATCGATATCCTTCGTTTCAAAATTTATTTCAGTGAAATTTTTTTTCGCAAAAACCGCGCGGGTGAGGAGGAGTGATTTTTGGCGGGGGTGGTGGTATCTTTGGTTTGTGGTATGGCAGCTGCTGGTGTGGCGGCTGGATGGCGGTTGTTCAGGGGGAATGCCGGGCGATTAGCCCGGCTGTTGGTGGTTAGTGGAGTGTTTCGGCCAGTTGTTTGATCAGGAGATTAAGCAGGCAGTAGATCTGTATGGGTGTGATGGTCTGCTGCTCTACTGAGGCACTGATGCCGTCAGCTGCGCCCTTTAGTGCGTGGATGAGTTGTTCTTGTTCTTCTGTCATCGTTCGCTCCTTAGGTTAGTTTAGCTTGTGGGCTGTCGAACAGGTCAACTTGGTCATGGTTCAGCGCGATCCACTCGGTTGGTGGGATCGGTTGGTTGATTATGTTGCAGAGTCGGCGCAGTTGGTCTTGTAGGATTTTCCTTACAAACGCATTCTTGGTCATTATGATTTGTAGGGACAGGCTTTCGACCTGTTTGGAGATACTGATTTGGTCTTTGATACTGATAGTGCCGAAAAATCCGGTTTTGCGGATCTCGGGCAGTACGGTTTCACAAACCCAGTTGGCGAAGTCTTTGGCCTTGGGTTTGTTAGAGCGGAAGATCAGGTGATAAAGGCCCGCTTCGTTGATGAAATAGGCGTCTCTTTCGCCTTGAATGGTGATAAGTTTCATCACCATTAACCAGTTGTCAGGCATGTTTTCTAGGGTAGCACTTGACCAAGAAATGTCGAGCGCCGCGCAAACATCTTTAGCACAGAACCAAACTTCGCTGTTCTCATCGGTAGCGGTGCGAACATCAAGTTCGGCAAACTGGAACGGGTTGGCCAGGGTTTTAAGTTGATGGCTCATGCTGCTACTCCTGCGATGTCGTGACGGATGGCTTTAAAGCGCGGCTCACGCGGGATACCGTTTGCTGTTAAGCCTTTAAAAAGAATAGTGACCAACTGGCCTAGCGGTTGTTGTTGCCACAACTGGTGACGCTGAGCCTCAGAGAAGCCCGCGCATTTAAAGGTTTTGCCGCTGGGTAGTTGCAAAATCAGCGAACCGAAAGAGTGCTGATGGGCAAGACTGGTCGTTGGCTGAAACCCAATCAGCGTGGCTTCCATATCTTGCACCGGTTTAACGCGGTAAACCGCAGTAGAGTTAGGATCGCGAATAATCATACCTTCGCAGCCGCTATCCAGAAAACATTGGTAAAGCTCTTGCAGCTTAGAGTGAGTAGTAAAGAACGTGGCAACCGGCTTGATAATAGCTGACGGCTTGATGCACTGTAACCACTTGGCCCTGTCGGTGGCCGATTGGCCGTTGATGACATCAAACAAGTGATATTGCAGCTTTAAAGTGTCAGCTTCCGGCTGTTGCTTACGCACCAGCCCGTTAATCGTTTCAAACGGGAGCGCGGTCGCGTAAATCTCGCCGTCTAGCGGCTGGTTTTGCAGGCCTAGCGCGTAAATCTCGGCGATGATGTGGTCGCAACTGGTGATCACATTACCGTTACGGGTATAGAGCTGAGCGGTGTCTTTGTTCCAAGTGACTCGAAGGCCGTCTAACTTGGGTTGAACGATGACATTACCTTGGATTTGGTTGAGGTCAATATCTTTCACGCCGGATGAGGCTGATTTTGAGGCCATGTTACACCTCCCGAGTTAAAGCAGGGGGTAACAGCAGGGCGCGACACACTCGTTTAGCGCGTTGATAGCGGATTTGGAACAGACGGACGGGGATTTTGTGTTGTGGTGCTACGGACTGTAGCCAGGTTAAAAGCGTGTTCATGGGTGACTCCTTTACTGTGGTTTAAACCACCGACCGGAGCTACTAAACTCATGGTGGTGGATGATGTATCGGGTTAGTAGACCGGGGCAAAGGACCCGGCGAGCCTCGCGGCTCCCCAATACACCACCCACCATAATAAATGTGAGGGCATAAAAAAAGCCATGAACCGGGCGGCGCATAGCTACAGCGCCTTTGCTTGATCGGGCTACTAACCCCGACTCTCGTTTTTTGCGAGAGCGTGATTAGATTAGTTGTATTTTTTTAATTTGTCAACTGAGGAGGTTGATGTGAGCAATACCGAGGCATTTACATTTATTTTTTTGATGGTGGTCGCTTATTTGTTGCGCCGTAAATTTGTTCCAGAAAATAAAGGTTTTTTTCGCAAATTTATTGGATTTTTCCGGGGCTTTTTTGAGGTTGTAATTATACCTGTAGCTATTGTCGACGTTATTTTTAAAAGTCACGACGGTAAGCCTGGCGCAGAGGGGATATTGATAGTTTATGTTGTTGGATGGTTTATATATTTTTGTTTTAGCCGCGCTAATAAATTTGCTAAAGAGCAAGGTAGCTGGTTTTCCTGGAATGGGCCGCGACTAAACGATTTTAAATTACCTGAATATCAACCTAGCAAAATAAATAATGTGAAATCTCTATTTAAGGTTAAACATGAACCTAAAGAAAAGGACATATACGGGACAGTGCAATTTAAATATCGCGATTTTGATGGCAATATTACTGAAAGAACAGTTGATGTTATAACAGGAAAAATAGGCGATAAATTCAAAGGTTATTGTCATTTGCGAAAAGAGATTAGAACTTTTTATTTTAGCCGTATTCATGGTTTTGAGTTGATCGATATTGAAACCGGCGAAGTCACAACGCCGATGGAATGGCGGAATAAGCTACAAGGAACAAAAAAATCTAAAGAAGAATTAGGCAATGAAGACTTCAGAATTAAACGGTATTATGTAGCAGTCACACCTTATTCTGACTAATTAACTTTAGTGCTCTAGATTTTCAGATACATCATTCCTTTATGACTGCCTTTTTGTTCTCGCGTTATTAAATTTTTAACTAAGCTGCGGGCATGATATTAAGAGAGCTGGAAAATATAATATCATCGCTGACAATCAATAATTCAGTGCCAATTCGTTTGTGTGCAGCACTATAATTCAAGTTAAATCTATGTTGCCTCCTTTCTTGATATAAGTGCTGTATCGAAGGTGAGTTATCATAAGTAAGAAGCCAAGGGCAATCTAAGTTGTTTAATACGTCAGCTATCTGTTGATGGTCTTTGGGTTCGTAGAAATTGGTATATAGTGTTGAACCTTTAACAAAGTACGGCGGGTCAATGCAATAAACATTGTTTCCAGTCAAAGTAGCGTTAGTTTTGTGTATGAATTCAATGGCGTCTAGGTTGTATAGGTGTATTCGGTGTTTATATTTTTCAATCCTGCGTATTCGATCTATTAACCCTTGTTTGTTAAATCTACAGTCGAGTTTGTATTTACCATCTTGAGAGAATCCACCAATAACTCCCGCTTTCAGAATGACTCCTGATCTGTTTGTTCTATTTAAGAAGAATGATGAGAAAGCAAGGTCAAAATCTCGGGCATTATCTTTATTTGCCTGAATCTCGCGTTGTTTATACCATTCATTAATAGTGACCTCAGTTGTCACTATTTTTTCAATAAAATCTTCTGTCCTGTTGAGGATTGCATCCCAAAAACACCAAATAGAGCGATCAATATCGTTTAAGTGTAGCTCGTGAACGAATCCTTTAAACAATAACGTCAATGCTAGGCCACAACCGCCAGCATACGGCTCGCAGTAATGTCCACGTGATAACTCATTGTCTGAAATTATCTTTGAAATCAGCGGCCAGATAGATGTTTTACCGCCTGGGTAACGAAGTGGTGAAGGTGTGTGTGCCATATAAATAGTCCCTATTTTTGGGCTTAATATTACACTAATTTCGATGTTCTGGCCATAGCTGGAAGGTAGGAATTAAACGTAAAAATAAATTAGATGAAGCAAATAAAACATGGCTAAGTTTAACCATGCCGCCGCCTGATGTTATTTTTGAAAATAAACGCTTTGCTTTAGGCGGTTATTTCAATTCTGGCAATATAGATGAGAGTAAGGAAAAAGTTGAAAAACATGGTGGTATTATTCAGGCAATACCAAATGGTAAGACTGATTACATTGTCGTTAATATAGATCATGGGGTTAATGGGACATACGAAAACGCAATTAAAAACCTTCGCGAAAGAGGCATTGAACCAGTGATTATTAGTGAAGAACATTGGCTTTCATTTATAAAAACATAACACATCTGTTGTCTTTTTCTTGAAAAACACAACAGAAGTGTTATTATTTAGCCATGAACTCAAAGCAAATGAAAAAATGGCTGGAACAACAAGGAGCAACCTTTCAAGAAGGCAAAGGTTCGCATTTGAAAGTGTTTTTAAACGGAAAACAGTCTACATTGCCCATGCACGGAACCGCCGAACTCGGTAAAGGCTTGGAAGCCGCCATTAAACGTCAACTAGGTTTGAAATAAGGAGCAATCATGTTTAATTATCCCGTCGTCTTAACCCAGGATGGCGACACCCTACTGGTCACGTTTCCCGACGTGCCGGAAGCCATCACCTTTGGCAACAACGAAGAAGAAGCATTGGCCCAGGCTGTTGATGCACTGGAAACCGCTTTGTCGTTTTATGTCGACGCCAGAAAACCTTTACCAGAACCGTCAGACTGTCCTGATTTGCCCACGGTCAGGCCTTCCGCGCTGGAGGGCATAAAGCTGGCTGTTTATCGGGAAATGACGCTGCAGGGTGTCAGGAAGGCAGAACTGGCACGGCGTTTGGGCTGGAAAGGGCCGCAGGTCGATCGGTTGTTTGATCTGGGACACGCATCCAGGCTTGATCAATTGGAAGCTGCGGCGCACGCGCTGGGTAAGCATATTGATGTAACGCTGGCGTAGTGCCAGTATGGGGTAAGACTATGGATCGGAATCAGCAAATCCAACAAGCAGCAGAAAAACTACAGAATGCCAGGTTAAATATCGACCAAGAGACAGTGCGCCAACTGCATCAGGCATGCGGAAAAATGAGCGCTTCCTGTGAGCAATTATCTAAAGCTTTTCAATCTGTATATGACCGCCTAGGACAACCGAATACAAAGGTTGTGGTAAACAAACGTCCTTACTGGCGTCAGTTTGATAACAGCAAATAAGTTTTGGTATATCTGCTATAAACAACATGATCGACCTACATCCTATGCGGAGGATCCTTATGGTTTTACCTGATAAATGGCTGGATACACTAAAAAGAAAAAGAACACTGATTCAGGTTATCCATGGCGGAGACAATGAGATAGTTGTTTCAAAGCATTTTGTGCCAGCTAAACAAAGGTGGGTATACGAGTGCGAGGACATCAGTGATGTTAGATTTCAGATAGAGCTAACGAGCAAAAGAAGTTATGAACACATTTGATATGATTAAAATCGGACTTGCGTGCCCACATTGTGGTGCGACATGGAGGCATAAGCATCATTCGCGCATTCCTGGTGATAATGCGTCATGGACATGGGAACCAGAAAAACTATCAACCGATCAAAATGCAAAGGCGGCTAACCCTGCGATGCCGTCCCGCGCAGCTCGTCCGAGCAAGGAACGAGCGATGTTGAATGATTCGTTGTGGCGCTATGAATACCCAGAAGACAGGTTTGTATTCTGGCGCTGGGTGGATGCAAGATGGCATGGGAATAGAAAACCGTACTGGTGGTTTGACAAACAGCGCGAACGCTTAATTATAGAACTGCAAGATGGCGACAGGACGGTGGAATGTATGCTGTCAAAAGTAGAATTAGATTTGTCGCTGCCTGGCTGGCGCTGGATGGTTGCGCAAGCGGTACGACATACCCGCCATGCCTTGTGGCACAACAAGAAATAGACACTGTTTAGGTGTCTATTTCAATAAACACATTTAGTTAAGCTGTTAACCTCCCAACCGCACCATCAAACTCATCAACCCCCATCTCGCACCCCACAAACCCCCGCCCCAGATCCCTGCAGGCAATCGGCGTCGATCCGCTGCCGACAAAGGTATCCAGCACCACATCACCCGGGCGTGAACTGGCCTCGATGATATGCCGCATCAGATCCAGCGGCTTTTCGCAGGGATGCTTACCCGGATACCATTGCGCCGGCTTAAAGTCCCAGACGTTGGTGTAGGGAGTGTGCTTTGTCACTGCAAAATGGCGGCGCTGTTGTTTGATGGCTTTGTATTCCGCTTTCAGTTGGTCGTAAGGCTTCAACGTACCTCCGAACAACTTATCCATCGTTTGATAATTAGCCTGGCTGGGGAATGTCCATTGTGATCGGTCGAACCAGTGACCGGACATTTGGCAGCCGCAGGCCTGGTCGATTTGCTTTCTTGAAACGCCGGCGGCGGTTCTGGCATCGTCCAGGTAAGCGCGGATCGGTTCAAAGGCGAACGGCATTTTTTTGCGGCTTTCGGCAAATAGGATGTGTTCGGTCTGCGGAAAGTAGCGGCGTAGCGATTCCTTATTGCAACCGTTATGCCTGCCGCTTGGCTTGCGCCAGATGATGTGATTCAGGAGATCAAAGCGCCGACTGACGGCAATATCCACTTGTGTTGCCAGATGGGGACCGGCAAACAGGTATAACGATCCGGCCGGTTTTAAAACCCGGTGATATTCAACCAGAATGCTATCCAGCCAGGCGAAAAAGTCGGCTTTGCTTTGCCATTGGTTGTCCCACGCTTCGCCTTTGACTTTGTAATAGGGCGGATCGGTGGCGATCAGGTCGATGCTGTTGTCGGGGAGTTGCGCCAACAGGGTTAAGCAGTCGGTGTTATGCAGGGTTAGGTTTTTATTTTTGTAGATTCTCACGAGTATCACGCTTGCAATGACACTCGCGGTGTTCGGGTTTGGGGCTCTCGGCCCTCAAAAAATTAAGCACGCTACAGCGCGGGCATTTTATTTGTAAAGTTTGATAAATACCGGCGCCCAGCTTTTTGCCGCAGGCTCCGCAGCGGATTTCGTCCATGATTGCCCCTTGTTGGTTATACCATCCATGGCCACTGGATTCCGGCAATCCATGCCGGAATGACGTGGTTCTGTTTTTATGTCGGCGGCGTTGTTTCGGTAATCCCGTCCAGCCGTGTCTTGACCGCACCGGTATCCGTGCCAACCTGCGAAACCTGCGCCCCCTGGCTGCAAGCTCCGACTGATGGATGGGTATGGCTGGACAGGATGTCGCACAGGTTAATCACCAGCTGCATCAGCTCGGATAATTGTTTCAGCACATTTTCATTGCTCGACCCCACCCAGCTTTTAGGCGCAATCGACCTGAACTTCACCTTGCTGACGATATTAAAATCGCCCAGCGCCGACAGGTCGAAGCGTTGGCCGCTGGTCAGTTGCATGCCCATGCTGGCCAGTATCTTTTTAATGCCGCCGATGGTTTCGGTGTCGCCCGCGTCCACGGTCTTATCGCTTTTGCCGTAATTGGCGCTGCGCTCGGTCGCGGTACTGGTCTTTTTCAGGCTGGTATCGGACATCGTGCCGTCAGTCACCCGGGCATGGTTGCCGTTTTTGTCGATGGTCTGGTAACTGCCGGCGGAATGCTGCAGGCGCATTTCACCGCGCTCGACCGGAAACTGGCTGCGGCCATGCGGCAATATGCAGCGGATAAACGGTCTATTGGGCGAACCATAGGCAAAGCCGATCTCCACCCAAGTTCCGTTCTCCGGAAACGCCGCCATGCCCATTTCATGCCCGGAAACCGGCATCGGCAAATGCAGGTCTTTTAACACAGGGAAAGCCGCATCCGGTTCGCCGTATTCATCCAGCACCTGCGCGTCCACGGCATAAACCGGCCGGAACTCGTCGCACACCTCGCCGCCTTTTGGGTTTTCGCGTGCGGCGACCACCTCGGCAAAACGGGGCAGGTGATAGCCGCCGGCCAGTTCCGGAAAGGATGATTGAATCATGCGTTTTATGGCTTTTTCCATGTCACCACCATTTGGTTGCCGCTAAAATCCACTTTCGTCACAATATTGCCGTTCATCATCACGCCAGGTCGTAGAGCCGGTATCGCCACCAGCTTGGCGCTGTTGTTGGATAGGTGCTCGGTAAACAGCGTAGAATCAACCGGGATAGGCTTGTCCGCATAGCGCGAATCCCGCCAGCTGCCGGCGTAAATCACTCCGTGGCCCTGCTGCTGCCAAATGTAATCGGTAATACCGAACACCCGGGCCATGGACTGCATGGCCTGATAGCCGTTGCCCAGGTTATAAAAATTCGCCACCTTTTTGCTGCTGTAAGCACCGTCGCCGACTGCAAAGGTCAGTCCTGTTTTAATGTTGATCTCGGTGATGACCTCGTGCATGGTTACGTGGCGTAAATCCAGCCGTAGCGGCGCGAACAGCGCCGCCGACAGCTCCCGGCAAAACAGCTTCTGCCGCTTGTCCACTGTATTGACCGACTCGACAAAGCCCAAAAACAGCCGCTGCATGGTGTCGTGCTTGGCGTAACCCAGCGTAAACGAAACCACCTGCTTGGCTGTAACCGGCTTGTCGCTGGCATCGATCAAAAACTGAGCCCGACCGGGCGAGTCGAGATCCAGCAGCACCCTGTTCTCGATGACGTGGTAAGTGGTGTTATTGATGTTGAGTTGCCGGTCCAGTTTCATCAGCCGCCCAACAACGTGTCCAGGCCTTTCAGCTTTTGCTCAAACGGCGTCAGCTCGACCGCCTGATCGGTCACCGCCGCCGGGGCCGTCGCCCCGGGCGCTTGCCCGTTTACCGCGGTGCCTTTCGGCACCTGTTCAGCGACTTTCTTTTCCGCTTTCCTGGCCTCTTTCTTTTCCGGCACCGAATGATGTTCGGACAGCGTAAAACTGATGCTCCAGCCCTCGGTTGAGTCGTTTTCCTTGACCGACAGCGTTTCGTCGAAAAAACCCTGGCGCATATTCATGGCGTTGGCGGTGTGGTTAACGATGTGGTAAATCACCTGTTCACCGGATGCGTCCTTAGCCTCGGCCAGATTGATCAGAAGGCTTAAATCGTCAGCATCGATAAACTTGATCGAGGTCTGCACCTTGATAGTTTTGCCTTTGTCGCCCTTGTGCGCTTTGGCGGTAGAACTGCTGTTGCCGGACATATCCTCGCTGGCGAACTTTAAATCGATTGAAACCTTTTGGCTATGACCAGGGATCTTGGTGTTGTTTAGATGAATGCTCACGCGATTATCTCTTTAAGCAAGGACAGCTCACCAGGCGCACCGGTAAACAGCATAATCGCCGTCAGCGTATATTTGTGGTCCGGCGTGTTTTGCATCAGCGCATTAGCAATGTCGCTCTCGGCATAAAAGCGCCAGCCGGCGCCGCCGGACAGCTTGGCCTTTGCCGACGCCAGCGCCGCCGCAACATCCGCAGCTGCAGCAGTCTTTTGCGTTTGGTAGGCATCCAGATTGGCCAGCGGCCCGGATTGCTCGAATGCCGTCGCCTCCGTCTGAGCCTGTTGCAGCAGCGCCGCTTTTCGCAAATCGGCCACAGCGCCCAGACCGGACAGATCCATCGCTTGCTGCGCGATCGCACCTGGCGCCGCAGGTAGATTGAATTTATCGGTTTCCAGGTTAACCAGCGCCGCCGCCTTGCGGCCCAGCGCTGCAAACTCGCGCACCGGGAACACAGCATTTAATGTGGCGATGTCATTGGCAAAATCGGTCAGGTTGGCCGCCGCAATGGCAATGCCCAGCGCTGCCTGCTCGGTGGTCAGGGTCTGCGCCAGGGCTTGGGCGGCATTGGGAAAGCTCAGGTAGCGGTAATGCCCGGAACCCTCGCCGACGCCGTGCAGCCACGGATGCACAATGCGCTTTTGGACACTGCCGCCGGATTGGCTGTCAATCTCGGCGGCAGTGCCGGCAGGTGCTGTGATGGTTAATGGTGTCCAGGTCATTACCAGACGATAGCGTCAAAATCGGCTTGAGTCGGCGCTGGAAGGGCCGCAACAGCCTCCACCTCCGCTATTTTTTCATCCAGCCGATTTTTTGTTGTCCGTACATGCTCAAACACAGCCAGTGCCGCGTCAGTAATTTGCGCCGCAGTATGATCCCGTCTAGCCCAGATACCTTGCACATCCCGGCACATAAACCTGTACGGCTCGCCAGCCGCGCCAAGCTCCTTTGCTCCTGCATGTAGACCGTTAATATCGGCCTGATCGTCGCGCGTAGTAGGGTAGTGAAGTGAGGCAACATCGATGCCGCCGTCAATATGCGCTTTGAAATCGGCTTTAATTCTGATGATTGCTTTTTCCCTGGCATCAGATATAACGGGGTCATGCACGGCAAATACAGCTAGCACCGCATCCTGTCTGGACTGAGGTACATTAGTAAAATGAAACTCGCCAGTAGAGCGAGTCATGCTAACGCCCTCAAGGCCGACGCCCGCAGCGGCACACTCTGTTAAAAATGTTGATCCGATTTTTTTCATAGTTAACTCCATATCGCAATGCCGCTGTTGTTTGGGCTGTGATAAGCCATAGACGCACCAGACCACGCGATGTACGGACTAAAATAGTGATAGTCCTCGGATAACCCGACAGCTTCGACATTTGGCACAACGCAGGCGACAGACTGATTAATTGTATCTGGATTGATGCTATTCGTTGTCAAAGATGTCGCGCCGTCAACGTATATCGATAACCCGGCAGTGATCGATGTCGCCGATGATAATATCACCACTTGGGATGATCCAGCGGTCATCACTGTCTCGCCGGCCCACAACAATACTTCGACACGATCCGCCGGGCTGGTTTCAGCCGGCGTGGGTGACGCCGTGTAGCGTTCGGCTTGAAACAATCGATTGCCTTTTAGCGGGACAGTATTAAACCAACTGCGCACAAATCTTTGGTTTGCCGTATCAACCCACGCCGACGCTACTGTACGCGCCCAACCAACCAGCGTTCGTGTCGCGTCGCCGGTTTTAATTTCGACACCCGTAGAGGCGTCAGTCGAATGACCGGTTGCATCGTACTCGAGATCTGGAACCCCGGCATTCATGAATGCGTAGATAAAATAATTAGTCAGCGTGGTTGCAGGAGCGGCCAGAGGCACGCCGCCTGATGGAATTGTTTGAGCTACGCCATTGATAGTAATTTTGTTGCCATTTCTTGGCATCAATACCAGATTGTCGCCAGAGAGAATCAGCTCACATTGCCCATGCACTTGCGCATCCTTACGAGCGAACACCAGCGCCGTCGTGCCGAGTGTGATTGCGCCGTCCGTGGTTAGCATCCAGATAGTATCGGCCAGTGTCGCTCCCTCACGCACCTGCGTCAGACACCCTGATTTAATTTCCGCTGAAACATCGGCGAATGTCGCCCGCGTCCAAGCGCCAGATTTAGCGTTGTACCAGCCATCATCAGGGGCAGTCGTTTGGTTTCGCACCAAAACAAGGTCGTCAGGCGACAGTGCCGCCGGCCAATCGCCGCCCGCCTGCGTGCCGAGCCCATTCAGCGCTATATTACCCGTGGTGGTGTAGCGGACGATGTAGTCTGATGCGCCGCCGGAGATCAACGCCAGCACTTCTGCCTCCGTGGTGTATTGCGGGTGCGGGTCCAGCTTAGCCTCATGGTCGGCGACTGACTCAGGCAGTACCCGCATATCGGTAACGCTGCCATCGGCGGCAATATTGGCAAGTTTGGTGACGTAATGGCGGAATCCGTTGGCATCGGTGTAATCGGCATGCGCTACGGCATCGATGATAAAGTCAACCATGGCGGACACGTCGGAAATATCGCCTTGCAGCGACACATCTACCCAAATCGATTTTGGCGGCCCAGCAACGGTAACTTGCTGGGTAAGCGCGTCGGCAATGCGTATGCCGCCGACATAGCCGACACCCGGTGCAATATCGTAAGTCGTGGTAGCGCCAACCCGCGATACTTTCCAGCCATTGCCGATAAATGCCTCATGCCCGTAAATATCGTAATTACTCAGGCGTTCTCGCTCGTCAATGCCCCATAGCCGGGCATTAAAATCGATTTGCCACGTTGCTGCCGGTACTGCAATGGCCGTGGTTGCCTGAATGCCGGAAAAGGCAAGCAGGAAATTGCGCGTCAGGTTGTTGCCCGGCACCGCTCCGGTAGTTTTGCGTTTCTGGATCAGCGGCGTGTAAGTACATGCAATCAGCACGCCGTCGGCATCCTTCAAACCGACCCAGTTAAAATCGTAATCGCCCAAGGATGAGTCCATTACCAGCGAGTAAACCACCTGGTTGCCGTTGACATAACCGGACTTAGTGACCGGCAAGGTGGCCATGATGTTTCCAGCTGCCGGCATTGCTTCAATGCGGTTTACAGGCTCAGCCCCCAGCCCGCCGATATTGGCCAGCACAAAGTGGGTGATGTTCAGTATTTGCGCCGCGCCTTGCTTGGCCGCTATCTGGTTTTCACCCGCAACTGTTATAAATGCCATGTTCTCTCCTTATAGTTTAGCGATTGCCAGATCCCAGCTGTTGCCGGTTGATCGGTTGTCAATGGTTGCATCAGCCTGCCACGGCTCCGGTGTTTGTATGGCGGTATCAAACCACCAGGTATGCCCGGTATCACGCACGTCGATAGCAACGGTAATCAGCGTAATCACCAGCAGCTGGTAGCGCCGGCAGGTGCGGCCGTATTTTTCGATAATCTTTTGCAGCAGCTCCATATTTGCCGACAGCTGCGAGTCGCTCAGGCGCAGCAGCACCACATCCCAGTCCACCGGATCAACCCGTTCGTCTATCTCCAGATAGCCGATGCCAAGGCGCTCAAAAATGCGGATAAAGCCGATCTTGCTGCCCGCGTCTTCGGCGTTGACATAGGCAAAGCCGACCCGTTTACGGTACAAATCCAGCGGCTCGTCTTTAAAGCGCTGGATGTCGCGTTGATAAGCCAGCAGATTCAAAATGCCTTCCGAGCAGGTGAGTGCGTCGAACTGCGTCAACGGCCATTTAATCCATGCCTCGATCTTGGCCCAGTACGCCGTCGCCGCATCGCGCAGCTTGACCAGCTCGACGCCTTCCAGCCAAAACGGCAGTTTTATCGGGTTCATTGTTCAGTCACCGCCATGTTAATGGTCAGCGCTGACAGCGTCGGCACATTCAGCACCGACACGATGTCGGCCAGGTTAAAGTCCACGCTGTGAATATCCGGAAACTGTTTGTGCAATTCCTGCCCCAGCTTGCTGAAGCTAAACCGGCTGTGCGGGTAGGTCAGTGTAGGGGCGTAGGCCTTGTTCTCGCGGAACGCCGCCCGGATAAACACGGCGACATCCGTCTGCAACTGGGTAATCTGAGCGGCGGTTAAAAACGGCTCATGCCAAACATTCGCAGTCAGCGCGTGATTTGTCTCCGGCATCGCATAAACCTGCAAGTCGTCGCCGTGGCCGTGGTGACCCTGGTCGGTGATGTAGGTGTTGATGTCGATCAGGTATTGAGCCGCCGGTGCGTTAAAATCGAACAATACGAAAGCATTCGCGGTGCCGGGGCCGCGCGGGGCGTTGTGTTCGAACCAAATCGCATCGATCGCCACGCCGGGGAACTCGCTGATCAGCGCCCGGTACACGCTATCGGTGTGAAAGTCGCTGGCGGTGCCGAACTGGTTGCGCACGCGGTCGCGCAGGTCGTCGTTGGTTTCTATCTCCGTACCTGGCACAGTCAGCCAACCATCGGCATTGGTCACACTGGTGATACCGGCAATCGGCTCTTTTAAAATACTGTAATAGCCAACCGCAAGATTATAGGCATCGCCGACTGCAGCCGCCGTGCAGGTGACCGCGACTGTCGCCTGTCCCGCTGCAAACGCGGTGTCGGCATCAGTAATCATTTCATAGATAAAGCCGTTGATCGACGCGGTCTGGATCACTGTTCCGGCCGGTATCGTGTAAGCCGCATTAACGTCGGCGCGGGTAAATGTAATCAGCCCTTTTGCCTTGCCCGCCAGTTTGCGGGTCAGGTTAACCGCCCAGGCCAGCAACTCCAGCCAGATTCCGGTCGCCGATTTTACGAACGAATTGGGCAGCACTGTTTCTGCCATGAACTTGATCAGCCACATCACCGGCAGGGTAATCAGCGCCGTCATCACCCGCCAGAACGGCGAATAAGCGTTGTCGTTGCTGATAGTGCTGCCTTGCGCGGTCACCTCGGCTTGCCACGCCGCCTCAAGCTCTGCTTGCGTGGTCGGTATACCGCTGTCGCTTAAAATCTTGGTGTAATCAACGTCGCTCATGCGCTAACCTGCAGGTCGATTTTGCCGAATTTAACTGAGTCGGCCGTGATGAAAAACAATTCCGTGTTCTGCCGGGTGATCTTGATCGTACCCGGCACCAGGCGCAGGTCGTCCTCGATTTTTAGTTCAAGTTGCTGCATCAGCAGCGCCACTTTATTGTTGTCGCGCTCGCCGATGCAGGCCGACAGCAAGCCGCAGTCGCGGATTAAATGCTTGGTGTCCTGAATAATGCTGTCGCGGTCGCCGAGCAGCGCCGGTTCATCGCCCGGCCCCAGCGTCAGGTCGTTGTCAGTGATGCGTAGGTCGATGTAGTCCATGCTTAACCTGCTGCCATTTGCAGTTCGTCCGCCAGCTGTTGACCGGAACCCGGCTTACCATAGTTGTTTTGAGTGATTCCGCCGACATGGATCACCTTACTGTTATTCGCATTGGTAATCTGGCTCATGAGTCCGCCCTTCGGCACATTGGTCGATTGGCTTTGCGTTAATGCGGCGGGCGCAGCGATCGATTGCGGCGCCGCAAAGCCGTCCGTTAGCAATCCAGTCGCTGGCTGATTAAGCCATTGCGGTTGTGCAGTCATAGCTGATAATGACGGGGCGGCGGTTTGCGGGCCGGTAATTGCAGTAGGCGTCGCCAGTTTAGCCAATGCGGGATTGGCAGCCCCGCTGGTATCGATGTTTATGCCCGGTATCATGTTTATTTTAGAAATCAGCCAGTCAACGCCGCTGCCGATGATCTCAAACGGGTTAAGTGCGCTAATCCATGTCTTAAACGACTGCCACCAGCCCTTAAGCACATCCCATCCGGCAATGGCGCTGTCAACCAGCGCGAATACGCCAATCAACTCAAGCCAGCGCCCGGAAAAATCAACTACGGCTTGCGTCCAGGTATCCCAGTAAATGACCGCCGCGGCAATCACTCCGATTAGTGCTGCAATACCCAATACTATCCAGGTGATGGGGTTAGAAAACAACGCCACATTCCACGCCCATATCGCCGAAATATTCGTCAATAATTGAGTGGCAAAAGCGCCCAAACCAATTTTTAATGCGGCAAACACGCCTGTCCCTGCCAGCATCTCCATTTTCATGACAACCCAGGCCATGCGCAACGCGGTTAGCAACGGCGCTAATGGGGTTAAAATTACACCAATGGTCGCCCAGGCGAGACCGAAGCCGGTTGAAACCAACATGCCCGCACCAACCACGACAGACAGCGACGCCAGCGCAGCGGTAATGCCTATCACAGTAAACGTTGCGTAGCCGACATATCGGGTAATATTAGGGAACAGATTGCTCCACCGGATCAAAGTCTGGCTGACTTCGGAAATTTTGTTGTACAGCGGCTCCAGCACCACCAGCATTTTGTCGCCGAGTATGGTTTTCAGCGCCATGACCGATGCACCGGCTCTATCCCACGGCATAACCATCGCATTCGCCATGTCGATAGCAGATTGCCAGCCGGATTTATCGCCGACCTGGGCAATACTCGCATTCAGGCCGTCGATATTGCCGATCAAGCGCATAATCAGCCCCATCGCTTCCGGCGACTCGCCGAACGCTTTCGAGACAACGCTTTTCTTAGTCATGTCGCTCAGATCGCCGTACTTGCCTTTGATCTTGGTCAGGATGTCGGCCATCGGCAGCATGTGGTTTTGGCTATCCATAAAACTCAAGCCCAAGCCCTTTTGCGCCCGATCCACTTTGTCCAAAAACGACCGGTAAGCGGTACCGGCCTCGGCGCCGCCCTTCATCGACGAGGTCAAGGTTCCGAGAATCGCCATCTGCTCGTCCATCTGGATTCCTGAGCTTTGGGCGCTTTTGCCAAGGTTGGCGAAAGCATCGGCCATGCCTTGGCCTTCGACCTTGAATATATTGACCGCCGTAGCCGTCTGTCCGGCCATTTTAGTGATCCAATTCGCCTTACCCATCGCGTCGGCGTCTTGTTGAAATACTTGGTACATTTGGCCGACATAGCCGGTGATTACCCCCATGTCCGCTTTAGTGGCTTTAGCCAGAATCGCCGAGGCATTGGTAAAGGCGGGCAGATCATTGCCTGACAAACTGGCAATGGCGCTTTGAATGTCGTAAGCCGAACTGACGAACTCGGCGGCATTGCCGCCGTATTGCGACGTGAAAGCCAGTGCCGTGCTGTTTAAGTTATCCAGCACCTGCTTGCCGCCATCGGCATTGCTTAACAGCAAAGAATGAACCGACCCTAATGCCGCTTGCATGTCCTTGGCCGGCTGCAAAATACTGTCCAAAGAATAAGCAGCACCAACCAGCCCCGCCGCACCGTAGCCGATTTTATTAAACCCGCCCTGGATGCGCGTAGTGACCGTGTCCATCGTGGACATGATGTTTTTGGCCGGGCCGGACATGGCGTCCAGCAGCGACACTTTAAACAGCAGGTTATTGAGTGCAGTCATTATCCGTTAAGCGCCTTTGCTATGCCGTTGGCAATCGCGGCAGTGGTGCTTTCCCAGTGCCGCGTGTCCAGCCATAGCGCTTCCGCCATGGTTTGTTCGTCGATCGGCTGCCCTGGCAGCCAGTGTTTGGTTAATGCAATTAGCTGGCTGTAGCCGTTTTCGCCAATACTGTCGGCGAGTTCTGAGACTTTTTTACGGTAATAGCCACTCCGGCGCCTGCATCCAGCATTAGCACACCAGCTATCTGCATAACTATCGGGCCATTAGGTAGCCCATCGCGCATGATTATTTTTTTGAACAGTTCCTTGTCTGCTTCGACAATGGTGTCATTCAGAAGATTGTAAGCGGGCGCAACCTTGTTATCTGGCTGGTTGTTGTTGATGTATTTGTTAAGATCTGCGGTATCTACCTTAAAGCGAACGTCGTCTGTGCCGATGGTGACTGTAGTTGTTTGTGCGTTGCTCATGTTATCTACTCTCTCAATGTAAAAAATGTAGGGTACGCGGCGCGTACCTTCTACGGTTTTGAAAGGTACGCGCTGCGCACCCTACGCCTATGGCCTTTCAGCCTAAAAATTTCATTACTGTTTCAACAAAACCGATTTTATCCAGCATGTAAAAGCCAAACCCGCCGATCAGGATGTATTTAATATCCCTGATTGCGCTTAATGCTTTATCGGTATCGGCCTGCTTTTTAAACAAAAAACCGATTTTTTTAGCATGTTGAGCTTGTTCAAGTTCAATTCGTTGTATCTTTAAATTGCATTCAACGGTCGGCATAACAACTCCCTATTTGCCCTTATAAAACGCCTCGTCGCCCATCATCTGCACGGCTTCGTAATATTTCATCGCCCGCCACTGCCTTGGCAGCATCAGCCAGCCGCCTTTGTGGTTAATCAGCGTCAGTAGATTGTTCAGCAGGTTGCGGTCGGCGCGAATCTTGTCGTCCCGGCTTGCGCCCACGTCATAATCGTAATCATGGATGTTGAATGCCTCGGTGCAGTCCAGCCCGTACATGGTGTTAGGGATGATCGAGCTGATCCATTTGCCCGCTGCGCCGGCGCCGTTGCAAATTGCCGCCTTTTCTTCCGGCAGCAGGTTTTTGTAGCCCAGGCTGCTGATTAAGACTGGGCCGCCGCTTTGGTCTCTGAGCATAAATCCGCCTCATCCAGTAGCGTGTAACTGAACCGGTTGCCGTATTTGGCCGCCGACGACTGCGCCAGTTCCATAACCGTGTCGAAGTCTTCGCTGTTGGCGAACACCTGGCATCCCGCTGAAACCTTGTCGGTCCGTAAGGTGTGGGCGTTTGCGCCGGCGCGGTGCAGGTTGATGCCGAAATAACCGGTCTGCTCGTGATCCAAGTCCAGGTGCGCGTCCTTGTTTCTGTCCCGGTAAACGGTCATTGGGCCGCGCTGTACCAGCGCGATGTATTTGCCCTGGTGCGCACCGATCTGCCAGCAGCCCTTGTAATGGCCCGGTTTTAAAATCGCCGTTCCGTCCACGTTGATCGGGTGCTCGCGGTAATGCAGGCCAGGATCGGTAGTGATCGGGAAGGTCTGCATTTGCAGCTTGCCGCCCTGTTCATACAGAACGCACAACAGGTCGTTAAAGGTGTTGGCGTCGCTATCTTTCGAGCGTATACCGACCAGGGTGAGGTTTAGCTCGCCCTTAAAAATGGGTGCATCCTTGCGTGAGAGAGCGTCCTTTAACTGGGTGATAGTGATCTTTTCCATTACAGATCCCTGGTGTCATTGGCGCTGAGGTACGGCACGCCGTCGATACGGACAAAATCGGGGCTGGTGACCTCGAATTTGATTTTGTGCTTGTTCTTTTCGCCGCCTTTCCCGTCCAGGTTGAACAGGTCTGAGATTGCCAGCAAACAGCCGAACAGTTCGATTTTTTGTTCATGATCGATGGTTTTGCCGACGCAGACGATGTCGAACGGCGGCAGCTGCCTGAAGCTTCCTGATGACCTGGCCGAGTCGATCAACAGCTTCATGTTGGCGCTGTCGATCTCCAAGTCGCCGGTGCAGGCCACATCGCCGTTGACGTAGCCATCAGGGACGCCGCGCGTTTGCACCGCCTTGCGGTTGTCGCTGATGCTTGCCGACAGGTTTTCAACGTGAACCATCACGTCGCCGAGCATGACGTCGAAATCCTGCCCCGATAAATGATTGCCTTTTTTAGCCATGGCTATTAATCCTTATTGAACGGGCGCTGATAAATCCAGCACGATGTTGGCGGTCAGGTCTTTGGGTATTTCAAACGGCCGCGCCTTGATGAATACCTGCACCTGGGTGCGGGTAATCCATTGGATGGCAATATCGCCGTCTACCGGTGACTTGAGTTCAGCCGGAAACGGGATACCTTGAAAAGCATAAGACCGGCTCATCTCGCGCAACGGCCGCATCAGCTGGATGATCGCCCAGGCTGTGCCGATCGGGCTAGAGTTAAAACGGCGGTCGCCGACCAGGCTGATCAGCACCAGGCGCACCGCGCGGGCCGCTTTATCGACCACGCGCAGGTTTTCAATGACCGTATAGTCGCCGATAGCGGCATCCAGCGTTTGCCCGTCGGTCCAGTACACACCCTCATAATCCGGGTAGAACTGCGGTACGCTGAAACGCTGGTCGTTAAGGGCTTTGGCATGGGCGTTGTTGTAGATGACGCCATCCTTGTCAGTCGGGAAGGTCGATTGATCCTGCCCGATAATCGAGCCGGTATTGACCCGCATCGGCGTATCGGCCACGCTGGTTTGGTAGTTGCACAAGCGTCCGGCGTAAATGCCGACAGCGTCGTTGTAAATGTAAGGCACAATTGAAACGCGCATCGCGGCCAGAGTCGCTGTCAACGCGGTCAGCGCGGTAATGTACGCCGACCAGGTTTGGCCGGTTACTGGTGTCGAGTCGATCGCGGCGGCGGCAGCGATAAAGAACAGCCTGCGCCCGTAGGTAGTGTTGATTTCTTCTGCCTTGGTATGCATCGCAGTTAAATCAGCTTGAGCCGCAACCGGTGTGCAGATCACGATAGCTTCGACCTTGACGTTGTTGTTCATCGCCTGGTCGACGGCAGGCGACCACAGCGTGCCGTCGGCGACAGGAATCGCGCAGCAGGCCCAGTTTTGTCCGGCGTTGGCTTTGGCGGCCTTGATCTGGCGTTTGATTTCGGAATCCGCAACGCCCAGCTCTGTGTCCAGATTGCTGTCCGAGTTCAGGAACAGCAGGGTGTTTTGGTTGGTTGCACCAACGCCGATAAATAAGAAATATTTCTCGACGGTCGGAAACGGCCCCTGGTTTAAATTAAGGGCGTTGACTGTGATTTTACCTAATGCCATTGCGTTTTAGCTCCTGTTCCATTTGTTCGAATATGGTGTCCATATAAGTAGCAATTTCTTGCTGCGTTGCCCCCAGAAAGCTTCTGGCCGGGATTTTTACTTTGCCGTCTTCATCCGTGCTTAATTCGGCCCTTGATTTCTTGTAGCCGCGTCTACGTATGTCATCCAAAATGAGTGAGGCTTTATGATAGGTCATGTGATAATTAACGCGTCGGCCTGCCTCATTCAACTGCCCGCGTAACCATCTGACAGTTGCAGGCTTGCGCTTATTTTCCCCATTTTGCCGGTATCCGTAAGCCACCAGCTGTCTAGCTTGCGCGAGCGAGCACGCAGGTTCTTTTTTGCGCTTATCAGCCTCGTCCAGTTGCTTTTTTAATTTAGAACGGACCGTATCTACCGTTTTCGCATTGTCATCGACATATTCCGCTGAGCCGAACTGGATTTTCCAGGCAAGCTTGCTGCGTCCATCAATTTTCCAGCCAAGGTTGGCTGTTTTGTCCGATAAATCAGTAACGCTTATATATTTGGCAACCGTATCAAACGTATGCTTTCTTTTAGTGTGGCCTGGGTGCGGATGAAAAGGTTTGCCATTAAGGTCAATTCTTTTCCTTACCCGGCGCTGACAATCGCCTCTTAATCGGTAAGCCACCAAACGCAACAATTTTTTGCGTTGAGCCGACGGCATCGTCAATATCTCGAATTGCTTTTTTAAACCCGCCAATCCTCTGACATCGACCTTGATTAATGCGCTCATGTCGCAACGTCACCCGATAACACGTAATCAATTTCAGGATCGGCGACACGGTACTTCTTACCGTTAATCGTGATGGTGCCGGCTACGGCATCCTCGATCGCGTAAACGTCCTGCTCGAATTCGATCTGTACTTCTATGTTGGCGGTGCAGTTGTCCAGCACATCCACACTGGTTTTCGGTTGCGGTATCTCGTCTGTGCCATTGCCGTTTTCCAGCAAATAGGCGCAGATTTGCCCGAACAGCTCTTCAACCGGATGCTCGTTAAACGGGTAATCATCAATAAAAAACAGGCCCGTGTAGGTCTGCCGGTACAACACGATGCCAGGCGCATTCAGCCCGGTGTCCAGCGTCACAACCTTGCCGGACGGTATAATCTTCGGTTCATCGGCAACGCTGTCGATGTTCTCGGCCGCAACCAGATCCAGATTGATCAGCAGCGTGGTCAATTCGGCCAGTTGCCTCATAGCAGCACCGCCAGGGTATTGGCATTGCTAAACACCGGCTCGGCCGGCAAAAAGCGCCGGAAAAATTCAGCGATGGAGACCTGGCTTTCATCGAGCCAGTAGGTTTCCATATCGTCGCCTTCTTTGGCCTGGTTCTCTGCCTGAGGCCTGCGGTTGATCGATGAAAACTGCATCAGCAGACCGGCCTTTGCGCGGGTATAGACCGCATGCTTATAAAGCTCTTCCAGCACCTGCTTGCCGTTTAAGGCTTCAGGGTGCGCCGTGGTATAAGCCGCCAGCGTTGCATAACCGTCCAGCACCACTTTGGCTTTAACGCTCGCCAGTTTCAGGTTGACGTTAATCAGCGCCATGCTTAAGCCAGTTTTAATCACGCCGTCCGCATACTCGGAGGGGATGCGGTAGTTGCTCATCAGGTCGGACAGCGTCAGATCGGGCCAGAATCCGTCGTTCGCAACGGCGGCTTCTGTGGTTAAGGCCGGTTTGCCGGTCAGTCCTGCCATTTAGCCGCAGATTCCGTTTTCTGGCACAAACGGGTATTTCGTCCGGATAACCGCTAATGCCGCCTGCCTGATGGCTGAGTCTTCGGCTTTGTCGCAGTAATCATTAATGGCCTGCTTAATGTCTTTTTCTTCTCGGATGGCAATGCGGGTTACGTCGCCAAACTGATAGCCGTCGTCCAACTCAGGTGTTGAGCAGCCGACTATCAACAGCAATACTGCAAATGCTAAGATGACTTTTTTCATGTCTTACTCCGAAAATGTAGTTAATTAGTGCCAGCCCGAACCAGATCCCACAATCAGTGCGTCAGCATTCTTGTGATCACTCGTCCGCACTGGGCTTGAGGAGATCGTTATTCGGATTGCTCCAAGTTTTGTTGTAACTTCGCCGCCGCTTCGGTTTTCATGCCCTTGACGCCAGCACCTTCCGGATTAACCGCCTCGGCTTTTTCGCACAGCGCCAAGCAGGCCTGCCAATCGCCTTCGCGCTTTTTATGCTTGGCGAGTAGTGCGTACATTTTCGATTGCACCGGCGGAGACAATGACCACTGGTCGTTATCCATAGTAGCGACGACCGTATCCAGATATGGGCTGGCCGATTGCGGCGGGTCCAGTTTCAACAGCGCAGCGGCCCAATCGTATGTCGCATCGCAAACAAAGGTCGGCAGGTCGCGGTCGAATTTCGGCGGCGTGATCTGGTTTTGCTTGATCAGCACAAAGGCCAGATTCAACGCGTGCTCGATGTCAAGAATGTCGAACAGCCAGATGCACACCCGAACGGCAATATCGTTCGGGTAGTTGTCGCCGTTGGTGACATACGACTTAACGAACTCCAAATAGGTAGCCAGCATGGCGGCTTTAGCCTTGGCTTTTTCGACCACGTCTTTAAGAGTCGATAGCTTTGCCAAGTCGGCGCCCATCGCGGCCTGGTAATGCTCCAGGTCGCGCGGTGCCGCTGCGGCTGCCGAGGCCGCTTCATCGGCGGGGTATATGGTGATGTCCGCTCCTGATGCTAAATCGACACCCACGTAGGGATGCGGAGCGCCGGCTTTTTCGGCATCAGCTATTTGCTGGGCTTTGATCTGCGCGAGTTTTCTCATAACGATTAAACCAGAGTGATGTTTTCAACCAGGGCGGTGGCTTCTTCTTCCTGCACCACATAGCCCATGTTCAGGGAATTGAATTCCTGTACTTCATCCTTGCTCGGCCAGTCGCGTTGCAAGCGGCGGACGCTGCTGTCCTGGTAGTACGTGGCCAGATTTTTCAGCGGCGTGATCAGGACGGTTTTGTCCGGGTAGAACGGTGGCGTTACCGATGGCACGCCGCCGAAAGCTTTGGTGATGCTGCCGCCCAGCAGGGCTTTTTCGGTCGGGGTGTTGCCGTGGGTTTGGTAATAAGCGTCTTCGGCAGAAACCATCAGGTCGTCAGAGATCAACGCGACCAAATCGCCGCGCTTTCTAAACCGAGCGGCAACGGTCTGCTTGATGTCGTGAACGGCTTCGTCCAGGTTTTTGTAAGTGCCGGTTGCGCCGATTGAAATAGGCACGCCCACGGTGCCGATTGCGTATTGGCTGCCGCCGTTATAGGCGCGGATTTTTTGCAGCCAGCCGATAGCCAGATCTTCCAGCAGTGGACTGGTGACGATATTGGTGGCTGTTGCCGCAGTGGTACCGGTCCAGCCGGCCTGTAAAATGTCGTTGGCGATCGCTTCGCGTACCGCTTGCATGTACAGATCGGCAAAGTTGGGGAATTTGGCCCAGGAATCAATATCGGCATAGCTTAAGGCGATGTCGAATTCGGTCGGTTTCAGGGCGTAGTCTTGCGTGCCTGTGCTGACTAATCGATTGGGCGTCCGTTCTCCGGAGCCTGCGGTATCGGTACGGCGAGCAACGCGGCCGGATAAGCCCAGCAACACTTTTTGACCTGTGATTTCAGAGACCGGAATGCTTGGCAACGAGGCCAGGAACGGATTGGCGCTTTCGACGATCTTTTTAATGATGGTTTGCGCCACCGATGGCGTAGCGGTGAAATGCTGTCCAGCCATCGCATTACCGACGGCAACGCCATAAGCCAACGCGGTGTGTTTGAATTGTTGCTCAAGTGCTCGTTGGCCTTGCGCGCTCAGTACGTGTCCCATGTTGATGTCCTTGGAATATTAAAAAAAATTCTGCCGCAGGTTTGCTGGGCTGTCCTTACAGGTAATTGCTATGGTCGTCGCCAGCATTAAAATGCTCGCCGCCGTCGGTGCCTGGTTGTTCCTTCAGTGCATCGGCAAGCTTTGTTTCCAACGCGCTGAATTGCTCCTGCAACGTTTTCAGCACGTCCGCATCCGGCTTTTCATCGGTCGGTTTTTGTGTTGCGTTGAATTTTTGCAGCAGCTCTTCCTGGCTTTGTTTCAGCGCGGCGAATTGCGTTGGCAGGTCGTCTGGCGTTTCGTCCGTTTTATGGCTGTCGGTGGAAGGGAATGCTTTGGCGAACAGTTCCTTGAGCGCCGCCATTTCCGCGCTTAGTTTTTCCAATGCGGCTTTGTCTGCCATGTCTGAGTCCTCGTTGGGTTGGTTTTTGAAAAGGGCTTTGATCTGGTCAAGCAGACCGGTTTGAGCTGGGTCGTCGAAAGTTTTTGTTTCTGACGCCATAAAGTCGGCTCGAAAAACACCGGCTTGCTCGGCGTATTTGCTGAACTTCATTTCGCTGGTGGCTAAGCTTGCCGGGTCATCAGTTGCACCCAAGCCGGTTAAATAGGCCTTACCTGTCTTGGCGAAATCCGGGGTTATTTCCATACTGAAATGAACTTTTTGCCCATAGCGCACATCGGACTGATAAAACGCGTTCGGCTCCAATATTGCGTACAAGTCTTTTCCGCCTTCCTCGTTTTTTTCTGCCCGAACACCCAAAACCTTGCCGTAATTCACATAGCGGTTATGGTCGGGCCAGATTTTTGCGGAATATTTATTTTTCGGGTCGTATGAGGCAGCCGCTTGGTCGATCCATTCCTCTTGGATGATTCTTCCGTCTGTCGTTGGACCGCTACGGCCAATTCGTAAGTATTCAGTTTGTAATGACATGATTCACTCGAAAAACTGTGTTGTTGGCGCTCAGATTACCTTTTTTTTGGCGTAAAACAACGGGCATTGTTCCTGTGCATTCCTAACCGCTAAATATAGGAATTTTAAGGATTAAATACGCTGCTTAACTGCCTTGAATCCCCTTAAAATCGACGTAAATCTTTAATAAGGGACATTATGGCGAGGCGTTATTCGGAGGAGTTGAAACAGACGGCAAAGCAGCTCTTTGTGCGCGGCTACACCGTGACCGAAATCGAGCGCGAAACCGGCGTGAACGAGCGCACGCTGTACAACTGGCAAAAAAATGAGGATTGGGACAGTTTTTGTCCGCCGGATACGGTTGAAATCGCGCTGTCTCGGCGCATTAACATTCTGGCTGAACGGGATAACAAAACCGATGCCGAGCTGAACGAGTTCATCCGCCTGGTCGAGACTTTCGGCAAGATGCAGAAGGATCATGCGGTGGCGATCAAGATCAAAGCCGAAGCCGCGGCGATCGAAAAAGGCCTGCCGATATACGGCGGCATCCCGGGCGAAGCGAATTACCGGGAACCGGATCACGGCAGCGACCAGGACAGGCCACGCCAGGGAAAAGGCAAAAAGCGCGAGAAGAAAGCCAAAAACGACATCTCCGGCATTACGCCGGAAATGCTGAACAAGGTCCGCGAAGAGCTGTTTTTCGAGTACCAGCAGCTTTGGTATGAGCACCGCGACGACCGGATCAGGCTGATCCTGAAATCAAGGCAGATCGGGGCGACCTTTTATTTTGCTTTTGAAGCGTTCGATCGGGCGGTGCGCACCGGTGATAACTGCATTTTCCTGTCGGCATCGCGCGACCAGGCCGAAGTGTTCAAGGCCTATATCATCGCCTTTGCGCAAAAGTATTTCGATGTCGAGCTGAAAGGGCAGGGCGTGATTATCCTGTCCAACGGCGCCGAGCTGCGCTTTTTATCGACCAACAGCAACACGGCGCAGTCGTACCACGGGCATTTGTACATTGACGAGGTGTTCTGGATACCCAATTACAAAAAGCTCAACAAAGTGGCCAGCGGCATGGCGGCGCACAAGAAATGGCGCATTACCAAGTTTTCGACGCCGTCGGCGATCAGTCACGAGGCTTATTCGGAATGGTCCGGCGAGATGTACAACCAGCGCCGTGCCGACAATAACAAGGTCGAGTTCGACATCAGCCATAAGAATTTGAAAAACGGCTGGGTTGGCCCGGATAAGAAGTGGCGGCACATGGTCACGGTGAAAGACGCGGAAGAACAAGGCTGCGATCTGTTCGACATCGATGAGCTGCAGGACGAGTACAGCGATGACGATTTCAATAACTTGTTCATGTGCAAGTTTATCGACGATAGCCAGTCGGTGTTTAATCTGTCGAAATTGCTGGCCTGCACCGTTGACGTGGATCAATGGCCGGATTACAAGCCTGACAACGCTCGGCCGTTCGGCAATAAGCCAGTGTCGTTGGGCTATGACCCGAGCCGTACCCGCGATAACGCGAGTCTGGCGGCGCTGGGCATTCCGATCATTCCGGGCGAGGCGTGGCGTGTATTGCGCACCGACAGTTATCACGGCCAGAATTTTCAGTACCAGAGCAACCGCATCAAGGACGTGCGCGAGGCGCATAACGTGCAGCACATCGGCATCGATACCACCGGAATCGGCTACGGTGTTTTTGAAAATGTCCAGGATTGGTATCCGCTGGCGACGCCGATCCACTACAGCATGGAAATGAAAACCAGGCTGGTTGTGAAAGCGCTGGATGTTGTCGAGAACGGCCGGTTTAAGTACAAGGCCGGCGACCATGAAATCACCCGGGCGTTTTTGATGATTACCAAAACCACCACCGGCAGCGGCCTGATTACCTACGCCAGCAGCAGAAGCGTCGAATCCGGCCACGCCGACATTGCCTGGGCGATCATGCACGCGCTGATTTACGAACCGATAAACAACGACGGTCGGAAAACGACTGCGACATTTAGTCAATGACAATAGGACAACAACAGATGACTGAGCAACCGCTGACAGACAACACCAGCAAACCGCTTGTTTTTGCCTTCGGCGATCCGGAACCGGCGCTAAGCAACCGCATGACCGAGTACCTGGGCACGTTTTTGGATCTTAGCGGCGATTATTACCGGCCGCCGGTCGATTTAGCCGGGTTGGCCGGTTTGATGAATGCCAATGCCTACCACGGGCCGATCCTGCACTTTAAAAAGAACATGACCGCCAAATGGTTTATCCCATCCGAATTACTGTCCACAAATGAGCTGACCAAAGCGGCGCTGGATTATTCGGTGCTGTCCAACGCCTATTTCCAGAAATTCACCGACCGTTTCGGCAACGTGCTGCGCCTGGCTAGATTGCCTGCCATCGCCATGCGGGCCGGTAAAAAGGCTGATGTATTTTTTAAACTGAACAGCGACGGCAGCAAGGTCGAGTTCCAGCCCGGCGAAGTGCTGCACATCAAAGAGCACGACATTAAGCAAAGCGTGTACGGCGTGCCGCAATATTTCGGCGGCATTCAATCGGTGCTGCTCAGCGAGGATGCAACGCTATTTCGGCGCAAATACTACGTCAACGGGGCGCACATGGGTTATATCCTGGTCACGACCGACGCCAATCTGGACGAAGATACTGCCAAAGAGGTCAAAAACCAGGTTATGCAGTCGAAAGGGCCGGGTAACTTCCGCAGTTTGTACCTGAACATTCCTCGCAGTAGCAACAAAGAACCAGTACAAATCATCCCGGTCGGCAACATCGGCAGCAAGGACGAATTCCAGGCGATCAAGGAGATTGCCGAAATGGACATGCTGGCCATGCACCGGGTTTATCCCGGCTTGGTGGCGGTCATGCCGGCCAATATCGGTGGCTTTGGCGATTTGCAAAAATCGATGGAGGTTTACCACGAGCTAGAGGTGATGGCGATGCAGCAGGTGTTTTTGACGATTAACGAGCAGATAAAAGGGAATCCTGTGGCGTTTAGAGAACCGGACTGGAAGAAGAGGTTGCCTGCGCCGTAGAGCTGCCGACGGATTAGCCGTCAGGTGATCTTATACACATTATTTGCAATTATGCGCTAAACGGTTATTTTATATGTATAATATTGCAAAAATTTGAGGAGATTTTGCGTGCTGATTCAATGCCCTAATTGTCAAAGCAAAGCCCGTATTGGTTCGTCGAACGCAATCACCCTCACTATCCGCGATCTTTACTGCCAATGCAGCAACGTCAAAGACTGCGGCTGCACGTTTGTGGTGTCGCTAGCCTTTAAAAACTACCTGAATCCCCCCGTCAACGACACCCAGCAGCTGGCGGCTAATTTGCTTAGGCACTTGCCGAAAGAGCAGCGCCGGGAGTTGTTGCAGGGGGATTTGTTTGCTTAGTCCGTATAATTCGCACCCTACGGAGCTGTGTTAGAGGCCGGTAAACAATTCCCAGCAATCCTGCAATCTCCCCTTGAAAATCATGTTTATGTCTGCACTGCTATTGTATTTTTTGGAATATTCATCATTACTCATATTGGCTATCTCGCATTGAGTTTCAAAATAATTTGACGGCAATGGCTCCATGAGTCCGCGCTTAATCCGACTGATTATTTGCGGGTGTGCTGGGTCTGCACCTATGTAATGCCCCGTTCTGCTCTCGAAGTATTTCAAAAAATCTCTATTGCTTGTGTCGTAGCTATATTCCGTAATACGCTTAAGCACATCAATATCTGAACAAATGCTTTGTGGCATTTGGCGTTTATAGCCTGTTTGTTCTGTTATTGTTCTCGCCATTTAATTTTCTCCCAGCTCAGCCAAACATTCAGATAGCGCTCCGCTAACCAACTCAATCATGCAGTAAATTTGCATTGGCGTAATGCCGCTTTCGGTTTCCACGGCGGAAGAAATACCGTGGTTCATACCGTCCAAAGCGTGGATGGTGCGTTCCAGTTTCATCAGGCGATCATCCATGTTACACCTCCCGAGTGAAGGCATTGGGCGACAGCTGGGCGTGAAGAACTCGCTTAGCGCGTTGGTAACGAATTTGAAACAGACGGACGGGGATTTTGTGGTGTGTCGGCACGACGACCAATAACCAAGATAAAAACTTATTCATGAGTGACTCCAGAACTGAGGTTAATTACCACCGGACGGAGCTGCAAAACTCTGGGCGGTGGATGACGTATCGGGTTTGCAGACCGGGTTCTGGACCGGCGAGCCTCGCGGCTCCCCAATACGCCACCCACCATAAAACGAGGGGCATAAAAAAAGCCATGAACCTTTATAGGCGCATAGCTGCTGCGCCAGAACCATTCGGGCTGCAAAACCCGTCTCCCGTTTTTTGCGGGAGCAATGTAAGGTTAGTGGGTTGTTTTGGGTTTGTCAACATTGCTTAGCTGTGCCATCGACTATTATTTGCTCTTGCCGCCGCTCCTTGCGGGCTTTACTTTATTGATGTAACGAATCCTGTCGCATTTGCGGCACCGCCTTGTTCCAGTAGTTCTAATAAAGGTATTTTCTGGTGTGTATTCATGACCATATCGACAATGCGTCATTTCCCTTCTCATAACAGGTGCGCCATCTGGATGATTATGTCTGATTGCTAGCTCAAGGTGAGCTGGATTAACGCATAAGCGATTTTTGCATTTATGGTGAACCTGCATATCTGGTGGAATTGGGCCGTTCACCATTTCGAAAGAGTACCTATGAGCATAGATAGGACTCCCTTTTCCCTTTGAGAATTGCCCATATCTTGGATCATTACCCCTTCCTACTGTATTTCCAGTCCATTCCCAGCATGAAGAATCACCGCCTTTGGAAACGAACTTCCAGAATCTAATCGCAGCTGGTATTGCTACAAACCTGCCTTTCTCATTTCTCTGCATTGCGCGCGCTCCTGTATGTCTTTTAGCCTGGATTCTTTCAATGGTTGCCATGCCATATTTTCAATGCTATCCGCCCCTCCTGAGCAAAGCGGTTTTACATGATCAATGACGAAACCAGGGCATGATCCGCGCGTGTTGCCATTAGCAGGGCAGGGATGCGCTGCTTTAAAGTGGTTCTTCGCGGCTTCGCTCCTTTGCTGTTTGGCATCGGCGGTGATAGACGTGAGTGAACAGGTAGCGATTAATACGGCGATCAGTAAGGGGAGTAGGTTGGTTTTTAGTTTCATGGGATTGCCTTGGTTGTTTAGTTGATTCGTTTGGCGTGGCAGGTCATTGAGTGCAATCAATAAACTGCTGCGCTTGATCTTTCGCTTCTTCTAATTCCCCGCCGGCGCATAAAAACCCTGCGACAAACCCTTCATGGGTCGCCGCCTGCCAAGCAGCCTCAGCAATAATTTCGCTCCGGCATCCGGCAGCCGACATGAGGCTACCTTCATCCTTAAACCATTTATCAAAATCCATGGTGTTCTCCAGTGCAGTAGGGCGCGGGCATATCGCTCACTCGGCACTTGAAGCAAGCCCAACACCGGCATTGGCTTTGGCGTTTTGTCGGGCTTGGAAATGCGCGGCATCTTTTGAGGTTACTCTGATGAATTCATCGTGCTCGGCCTCGTCGGCGGATATGCCCATGTGTTCGGCGAACGCCAATAGCGAGACACCAACACCGCCCATTTCCTGCTGGATTTCTCCGACCGGACGCGAATACACATAATCGACCAGCGATAGAACGGACGTTCTATCCATGCCTGCCGCCTGCGCCAGTTCCAGCGCTTCTTCGACGAATCGGCTGATACGCTCGCCGGTGTTGGAACCGGTGGCTTTGCCGAAGGTGTTGTTGGCCCATTCAATAATCTTGCGCTGACGGGTATTGCGATTCGTTTCTTGTTCTGAGTTTGAGAGGCACAAAAGAAGCGAATCAATCAAATTAGTGTATAAATCCCATTCTTCGGCACAATCATCATCTCGACATTCGCCTAAATATGACCGCGCCTTTTTAAACCCATATACCGCGTTTTCTAACAGTTTTTTATTCATCTCTGTCTCCTCGATGTTTATCGTTTGCTATGTGTTGAGCAGCTTCTTTATTTCTGCTGCGATTCCGTCGAAACTAATGCTATAGACAATTTTTGTGTCTTTATGATCCTCTCTGCCTTTATTGTAAATGTGAGTGTGTACTGGTCGCCCAATGCCTTCAATAAAGACTCCGTCATGTTCCGCGATTTGTGAACAGACATAGGCGACCATGCTTTCAATGCGCGTGGCTTTTTCGTTTAGCGGGAACATGAATATTTCGAATTCGTCCATGAATTCCTCAGTTAAACAGTCATTGTTGATGTCTGCTTCAACTGTTTTGGTTGTGGCAACAATAACTTTTGCTTTCACAGCTTCTCCTCAATGGTTATCGGTTGCTGTGGTGCGCGTCGCGCACCCTACCTGGGCTCTTCATCGTCTTTTTTAAGATCAACCAGCGTGATAATCAGCGCCTTACCTAATGTAAGCTCGCTGATTTTTGATGCTGCAATTACTCCGTGATAAAAACAAGAGCCAGCCATCCAGAAAAGCAAAAAAAACATGACGGGGAATTTGACCTCATCCCATGCCCATTGAATTGGGCGCATAACAAAGCGTTTTAAAATATTTTTATTCATTGATGTTTCCTCATTTAAAAAATCTTATTCAATCCGGATTTTTTGCCCACAAAATGGGCAAAAATTAAAAATAATTCCTTTCATGATGAATTTTCCGCTTTTAACGCCAAACATTGTCCTTGATGGTGCTGCCGGAATTGCTGATGTATTAAAAAGCCTCCATGTAAAAACACCTTTCTTTTTGCCACTTGGGTTGCCGAATTCGCTGGTGTCGTATAGCGCATGGCAAGGTTCGACAAATTTGCCTTCCCGCACTTCGCACATATCTTTCCTCTCCGATTTTTTTTCGTCCATAACTCTCTCCTCAACGTTTAAAAATCCAACACCGAATCGTCCGTCCTTCAAGCCGGGACCTGGCCGCTTCGTTGCGTAAATATTGCCGTTTTCTGCTGGTCGGCAGGTGGCGGCGCAGTTCTTTGCTATCCATCAGTTCCAGCTTCAATTCGGCGCAGCGCTGGCGGAAGTGCTCCAGGTTGACGGCGATTTCTGTTTTCGGCTTGCTGGAATGGTTCATGACGTTTTCGACAGTCTCAGGATCTCCGTCTTTAGCCCACAGCACTTTGCTGTTCATGTAGTCGAAGTTGGCCCAGAACTGCTGCACGACTGGATGTTCTTCGTTTAACGATTCCTGGCGGGTTTCGGCCATGGCGATTAGCGCGCGCTGGATGTCGGCGATGGCGGCGGCGGAAATCGGCAGTACGATGGTCAGGCAGTCGGCGAAGGCCATAATCTTGGCGTGGTTCTCGACGATACGTTGCAGTTTGATCTTGGGATTGGCTTGCAGCGTGGCGCGGTGTTTGTTGAATTGCTCGATGAATAGCTTCAACACTGCTTCCGAGCGCTGGACGCTGTGTAACAGGAAACCCGATACATCCATGACCGGCAGCATGTTAAGGCGGTCTGATGCGAGTTTCCCCTCGATCGAATGGTGCGAGCGGTCGAATTGCAGATGCACGATACGGCTCATGATGGCTTCAGAGGCGGTGACCGGGATGTTCTGCACGATCATCAGCCCGGCCTTAAAGGTCGGTTTTTTGGTGCTGTTGTCCTGCGATTTTACGCCGGTGACGCGGCCGAACTCGCCGTCGAAAAGGTCTTTTTGCTCATCCCAGTTGAACTGCTTGGCGTGGCGTTCTTCGGCGATTTTCTCGTTGTCGGTTTCGTTGAAGACGACGGGCAAGTTGGACACTTCAGCCATTTTGCGGGTGCGGCCTGCCAGCGTGGATGTATTCGGGTTAAAGGATTCGCCCTCGCGGCCAAGTAGTTTCCATAGGAAATCGACCATATCCGATTTACCGGAACCGGCTTCGCCGACGACTTCGAAGAAGGGGTATGAGCGGTAGTGCTGGCGCACCTGTTCGACGAACAGGCAGCCGAACCACCACGACAGCGCGACCATGCCGCCGGTGCCGAAGGCTTTTTGATAATCGGGCAGCCAGTCGGCGACCGGTTTGGTGTTGAGGCGTTGCTTGATGTCCACGGTGGTTTTGATCCCTGATTTTTTGAGTTGGAAAAACGATTCTTTGTTGAGATTGAGCAGTTTGCCGCTTTCGACGGCGTAATCGAGATAGACGTAAGCGCCGGTGGTGCTGTCGTAGCCGACGTAGTCCAGCGTTTTTACGATCTTCGGGATGTGGCCCATCCAATCCCGATACATATAGTCCAGGTCTTTAGTGCTTCCGGTGAACAGGGCCGACGGCGTTTTTTGCATGACGGCTTTTTTAAAGTCGCCGGCGCCGCCGAACGTCTTTCCGGGGAAGGGTAGTTGCACTTCGGCAGCCTTGTTGCTGAAGTTAAGCCGGAAAAAATACTGGCCTTCTTCGCCGTTGTCTGGCTGTTGGAAGTACAAAAATACCATCTTGAACGATGCTATTTCCTTTATTTTGCTGGCGTGGTTGAAGGCGATTTTTTCAGCCTTCAGTGGGTCTATTGAATGTTCGAGTACGACGGCTTTTTCATACTCGGTCGGGTCGATACTGAATGAGTAGGTACTGTGAGAGAAGGTGAAGATGAAAAACAGCTTTTTTTGGTTGTGTTCCCATATCGCCTTTGCTTTTTCGTAGTGGCTCTGCGCCAGCTCAAGGTGGCCTAAATGCCGGTATTCCTTCATATCGGCCTCGGTCAGTTTTCCGGCCTTGTGCAGGTCGTTCCAGTCCTCTTTATCTTCGGTTTCACTGGACATGGCGGCGTGGACATACTCATTCATCTCGCGCAGTTTTTTTGCATGCTTTTTCAGGCAGCGGCGTCCGGTGGCGTCGTTGTCGATCGCAATCACCCACTTTACCTTTTTGCCCAGGTGCGGTTTTATGGACTCGCTGGGGAAGGTGCCGGCGGCCATGATCGCCACGGCTTTAACTCCGCTCAGGTTCAGGGCGATGGCGTCCAGTATGCCTTCGCACCAGTAAACTGTGTCTTCCTCTTTGATAGTAAACCCAGGCGGCTGCCACCACAGGCCGAGAAAGCGGCCTTTAAAGTTTTTGTTGCGAACTTCCTTTTCGCCGTCGTCCAGCGTGATGGTGACATCGTCAATCAGCCGTTCCCACATGATGGTCTTGGCCTCATCCAGATAGAAGCGCACCGTTGCCGTGCCTTTGTCGCCTTTCGGATGCCAGTATTTGCCTTGCTCGTACCAGTCTTTGATTTTGTCCGGGTTGAAACCACGTATCAGCGACAGGTAAACATCAGCCGTCTGATTGGGGCTCGCCTCTGTCGCCGGATATTTTTTGTTGAGGTTTTCAAACAGGTCAGGGAACAGCTCTTTGCTGGTCATCTGCCAGTTGCAGTTGTTGGTGCGGTTGCATTGCACCATGCCTGGCTTTTCTGTCCACGTCCACAAGGTTTTTTTGCCGCATGACGGGCAAACGCCTTCGCGCAGGTGTTCGCCGCGTTGCTTAAATTGGAATTCGTGGATCAGGCGCTCGACGATTTGCGGGTTTAGGTCGATTATCATGAGGCGTGAAAACTCCGAACACGAGCCATCACCTCTATGATCTTTGCGGGGTTAGGTCTGCTTGCGTGATAATGCTTTGCTAACTTTGCCACAGCTTCTTTATAGGCTACGGTTTTGCGATAATCCCAACCTTTATACTGAGACACAGGAATCGTTGTTAGTAGCTCTTCAATTTCTACAGACATGTCTTTTGTTTTATCAGCACTCATTCAACTGCCCCTGTCATATCGCGTAACGCCGCGCTTCTGGCGGCTTCGGTTTGCCGGTCGGTGGGTTCCGTTATGTAATCGAGCTTTTCAACGACCAGACCGATGAACCTTTCCAGTTGCGCCTGACTAAACTGCGGCCAATACTGCCGCAGCCAGCCTTTATCGCTGAGTTGTTGTTTGCACATGGGATGTCCTTTAAATAGTCAGTAGCAACGATTCAGCTTTTTCCTGCGCATGCCTAAGCTGTATAACGCCGTAGCCGTGATGTTGGTTATAGTGCGTTACTGATTGGATTATGTGGAGCTGACAATCGTTGAATCCATTGGCCGCGCAAAACACCGGCGGCGTAATCGGTAAATCGCTGTAGCGTGTAAAAACAGACTTCATTTCAAAGCCTTTGTGTAGTTGATCGATTAATAAATCGATCTCATGAATGACTTTTTGAATGTCCTCTGCGCCTTTTCCTCCTGGTTGGTTGAATCGACAAACGCGCTTGATAATGCAACCAGCTAAAAACCCGAGTTGATTTTGGTGGATATACTCAACCGGTTGGATGGCAAAGCCTTTGTAATGGTTGCCGCCAACCTGTTTTTTTAATGGATCAGGCGGCAGAGTGACAGATGTTGGAACCGGAGATTTAGTGGTGATTCCGCTCATACTGATACCTCGGCTTTAATGGCTGGGTGTGGCATGTAGCCCTGAATATCAAAGTCCTCGTAGGTGTAATCATCAATGGACGGCGCTTTTCTGAGGTGTAATTCTGGCAACGGACTGGGTTCTCTGCTCAACTGGAGCCGGGCTTGTTCGATATGGTTCAGATATAGATGCACGTCGCCGCCGGTCCAGATGAATTCACCTACGTCCAGGTCGCACTGCTGGGCGATCATGTGGGTTAACAGGGAATAACTGGCGATATTGAAGGGAAGACCTAAAAAACTATCGCACGAACGCATGTAGAGTTGGCAGGATAGTTTGCCGTCGTCGACGTAAAACTGGAACAGGCAGTGGCAGGGCAGCAGGTTCATGTAGCGCAGATCGGAAACATTCCACGCGGATACCACTAACCGACGACTGTCTGGCGTATTTTTAATGTCATGAATGATTCGCGCAATCTGGTCTATTGTTGCTCCGTCTGAATCCATCCATGTGCGCCACTGAAACCCATACCCCAGTCCGATGTCGCCGCTTTCGTCAGCCCATTCATCCCAAATGGTTATACCGTTGTCTTTTAGGTATTGGATATTGGTGTCGCCGCGCAAAAACCAGAGCAATTCATGAATTATGGCTTTGGTGTGGATTTTTTTCGTTGTTAACAACGGGAAACCCTGTTGTAAATCAAAGCGCATTTGATGACCGAATTTTGACAGGGTGCCGGTTCCGGTTCTGTCACCTCGTTGTTTTCCGGTGTTAAGCAGTTCCGTTAATAGGTTTAGGTACTGTTGCATGATTTCTCTCCTCAATGGCTTTTAATCCAGCCTGCAGATAACGGTTGCAGTCGTCGGCTGTAAACTGGTCTGTTGCGTTAAATGTTTGTTTTAGCGCGGCGATATTGGCATCGGTTTGTAGCATCTTTGCCAGATGCGGGTTCGCCGTTTTTATCCCCAGCCAGAGCATTTGCCGCTGGCCTTCTGTCATGGTGTTTACACTAATCATCCGCACATGTTTGCTGGCCTTGACAGGCGCCTGCGGCTTTTGATTGTGTAAAACGGTCATTAATGCGCAGTCATGCTTGTGCTTACGTTCGGCAAGCAGGTGCTGGCAAAAAATACGTTGAGCGGCACGGTGATGTGCTCATGGGTTTTGATGTTCATGACGCTGACGTTTTCTTCGGTGCACTGGGCAACGTCAATCGTCCAGCTAACGTCATTGGCGATGTGCCTGTCGATCATGTGCGTGGACAGGTTTTTAAGCTGGTCGTAGGTAAAAAAGCTGTCTTCATATTCACCCAGCGAGATGGCACACCTGTCTATCAGGCGGCTGCGCTGTTGCGGCAGGTTGGCTTGGTTGTGGTGGATAAAGGTTTCGATGGCGTAAAGGATTTGCGCCATTTTTTTAATGGTTTCTAGTTGCGTCATGGTCTTCTCCGGTTGTTATTGGCGTTGAGTACGCACCACCCGTACCACGGGTGCGCGCGGTGTTTTTTGGCGACGCATGCCGTGCTGTGGCAACAGGCTGCTGCACATAACCAGCATTAGTATGAGTTTTGTCGCGTAATGGGTTGTGTCGATCAGGGTTATTTGCACATACCCCATTTCACGCGCTATCAGCACTACCTCGCTGGAGCCGCGGGCATTGAGTTTGTGGGCGATATTTTCAATGTGCTTGGCGACAGTCTTCGGCGAGCGGAATAAACGCAGGGCAATTTCTGGCGTATACAGGCCTTCGCACATGTAGCGCAGTACTTTAGCTTCGGCTTTGGTAAGCGGGCCTTGGTCGATGATCTTGGCGTGTAGTCGCTGCATTTTCTGCGTCCTGATTAAAGCTGCGGTTTAATCGGCGTCTTTGTCGTCTACCAGATCAATTTGGTATGGGATACCCAGTTCTCCAGCCATCTGTTTGACCACATGGCCAAGAGCCCGCCGGTCGTGGAGTTCGGCGGTTTTATTTTTTACGCCAATCATTTGGGCGAATGAGGAACGCTGTTTTCTTAGGGCTTCTACGTGTTTAGCGTGATTTAGGTTAATGGCCTGCCCAAGTGACTCGTAGTCGTGGATAGCAGCAATCCATTCGGTGATCTTTTCTTCAAGGAAGTCAGCGCTTGATGTGTTGCCTTGAGCACGAACCTGATCTAGGTTGATATTCATTAAAAAATAGGACACTTGTGACACTAAAATGCAGATTTGCTCCCGTTTTTGACCATCTGCATGGTACATAGGTACCATGCAGACCCCCAAAAAACGGCTTAAAAATTCGCTTTCAGTTACTTTTTTATGCTGTCTTCGCCACTGTAAACCGAACAAATCAGAGATCGGTTTAAGCGGGGTTACGTCTTGGCCGCCTGCATTCTTAGCGACGGGTAATTGAATGCCTGCGTATTCGATTGAAAATGAAATTTTGTTCATGATTGTTCTCCTGGTTTTTGGGCGGCAACGCCGTTGGTTTACGTTTATTTATCTTTGAACACTTATTTTTAGGTGATTACACGCATTCCAGTACCTTGACTAATTGCTGATAATAAAAAAACCGCCCTAGTAAGGGCGGGCACCAATCAGCTAGCGAGGAGGTGGTTCAATAATTTTGTTGTTATGAAGCTTGATGCCAAACATAGCTTCAAGTCCGGCATTAAAGATGCGGCGGTAATAGGAGCTTGAAAACTCGTTGTTTTGTGCCGCTTTTTCATCCACAAACGTCTTAACTTCGCTGGTATGACGGATATTCATAGGTTGTAACGCTGTTTTTTCGGTGTTTTGTATGGGTGTAGTCATGTGGTTTCCTTGTATAATTAAAAAAAACTAATTCACTTAAAAAATCTTATGAATACTGTAACTGCTAAAAAAAGGCGCGTAAATAAAAAGTCACCTGAAATAAGCAGATTTATTTTGTTTAAGGCTCGCTTAGGTTTGCATGTTGCTGATATTGCAAAAGAAACAGACACGTCTGCGCGCACAATAAACAATTTTATTTGGCGAGACGAGCCATTGGGCGGGCATTTGTTGCGGCAATTACATGAGAAATATCACGTTTCATTGGACTGGTTGTTGGCAGGGCGCGGGGAAATGCTCCTTGATTTTGGTGACAAGGCCAAAGAGCCTAAAGCCAGTTATACGGTTGAGCTAGGAGATAACCAGAGATCAGAGCGCATGTGTCTATTTATTAAGCAGTTCATGGAGTCTTCACCGCTCGATGAGCAAATCAAGCTGGAGATGACTTTCAAAAGTTCTATCCCGCAATACCAGCAGTTTTTGGAGAATCACTATGACGAATGAACAAATATTCGAGCAATTCAACGCCATCCCTGCTCCCTTTAGGATGTTGTGCATTGATTCAGCGGCGGTGGCTTGCTATCTGTATCAGCAGGGTCATGAGGAAGCAGGAAGAAAGCTGTTACGCACGGCTCTTATCACCGGATGTCTGGAGTTAGATTTAATTCCGGCTTTGCTGGAAAATTTGCCAGAAAGTCTTGATTCACTGGCAACACATGCCGAAATCAGGGCGCTGATAAATAAAAAATCAGGTTAGGCCATCGGAAAAGCGTAACATCCGCAACACGATATTTTTCGTTTCTTTTATTTGTTTTTATTTCAATGGCTTGCGCATGTTTTCAAAGCTGTTACGAACCGCAACATTTCCGCAACATGGCGTTACACAGGATTTACTTATATTCTCCGTAGGCTTTGATAAGCGTGGGTTGTGGCGTTTTTTGAGTACCGCAACAAAGTGCAACAAAAACGCTACAAGAAAGCGTGACAATGTAACGGCAATGTTGCGGAAATGTTGCGGTAAAAGTGTCTTTAAAAAGTATATCTATCTATATGATTATAATAAATAAATCAGTTAATAATAATTTATTGTCACGTTTGTTACGCTTTTCCGATGGCCTTTCCAAAAAAAAATTTTCGGTCGCCAACGCGTGTGCGTGCGCGCGTGTGAGGTGTAGTTAAGTGACTGTAAAGCAAACTAAAAGCGGTAAATGGCAGGTTGAAGTCGATCGGAAGGGGATTCCCAGGGTAAGAAAGTCGTTTGATGTCAAGTCCGACGCTGAAATTTTCGAGCGGGAATACCTGGCTAAGTTTGAAGCGAAGATCCGGATTATTACGGACAGGCGGACGTTATTGGAGTTAGTCGATATATGGTACCGCTATCATGGTGTGAACCTGGCTGACGGCGATAGGCGCAAAAGAAATGTTGAGCGTATGGCTGTTGGGATGCGTAATCCTATGGCCAGTGAATTAACGCCGGAGATGTTCTTGAGTTACCGCTATAACCGGCTGCAGCGTGATGATGATCGCGTTACAGCCAAGACATTTAACAACCAGCATGGCTATTTGAACGCGGTGTATAGGCGGTTGTTTAAGTTGAAGGTGATTGATTATGACAGCCCTATTGCTGATGTTGAGTTTATCAAGCTGCAAGAGAACCAAACCAGTTATTTGTCGCATAGTGAGATTGATACGTTATTCGACATTCTGAAAACCGATTGCGTGAATACCTCGGTGTGGTGGGTGGCACAACTTTGCATTAGAACCGGCGCCAGATGGAGCGAGGCCGAGAAGCTGACGCGTAAGCAGCTTCATAATGGACGGGTGACTTATGTGTTCACCAAGTCAAAGAAGACTAGAACTATACAGATCGATCAGAAATTTTATAGTGACCTGGTTGATTGGGCGATATATAAGCGGCCGAACGAGCGGATTTTCAGAAACAGCATAAATGCCTTCAACGTCACCGTGCGCCGATCAACGCTACGGTTCCCGCAAGGGCAAATGACACACATCCTGCGGCACACGTTCGCCAGCTACTTCATTATGAACGGAGGAAGTATTCTTTCGCTGAAAGAGATACTGGGGCATTCAGATATTAAAATGACAATGAAATACGCGCACCTGGCTCCTGATCATTCAATAGATGCGGTCAGGCTTAACCCATTGGCCATTGGCGGCAAAATTGGCGGTTAAACCGCCAATTTCCGCCAGTAACCGCCACAGATAGAATGTTAAAAATAAATAAAGCATTGATAAATAACGAATAAAATACTAGAAAGAAAAAGTATCGAGTTTTCGAATCCCTCACTCTCCGCCATCAGTATTTCATGCAAATCAAGTCTAAGACGGCTGATTCTTTATTCCGGTTTTTCAATTCTTCTGCCGCCAGAAATCTAATTGGGTATACTCTTCTAAGTGTTATTCTGTTCTTGGTATCAGGTTGTCATGAAATCTCATCTTATTTCCTGCTAACTCTGGATATTTCAGCTATTTTTCTATTCAGCAGCAAATAGAAAGAATGCTCATAAGTTCTCATTAATTGATTTTTCCTTTATAAGTTAAATGGTTAAAGTATAATTTGAAAGAATGTATAAAGAAGGTGATAGTAAATGGCTGTGTATAAACGTTATTAATTTTTAAAGCGTT